GTTGAAATAATCAACGTCTGCTGTCCAATTTTCTTCAAGTTTTGTTGTTGGTCCGTTAGGACTATCCATGTATAAATCATAGAAGTTCATCAACTGCAAAGCCTTTGTCCATTCGTTTTCGCAACGTTTTTGTGCGAACTCATAATTTTGCAAATCAACTTCATTCATATTAGATACATCTGTTACAAGTGATTCATAGAAAACTAGAATCGCTCCAAATGTATCTAAACGAATTAATGTTTGATCGTTTTTAATTAATAGACTAGGGTTAAAACTTGAAATCAATTGTCCATTAGGAAGATTAGCATAATAGTAAGCACCTAATACTGTATCACAGTATTTTTGCCACCAGCCGAACTCTAACTTGTACAGCCACTCTTGTGAAGCAACTTTAAAGTATGGAGCCCAATCAACTTGTAATGCAGCCGCTCTACGTTCCGCCGCGGGATCGTAAAACTGTACATCTGCTACTGTTGCATTTGAGATTCGTTGATAGGGTACTGACATATTATTATTTCCTTTAGACATTGACTGAGGATGTTTAGATCCTCAGTCATATTCAATTTAGTTTTGAAGAATGTTAATAGCTCCGCCTCTACGCAAGTCACCAACGCCACTACCAAAGTAGCCTACGCCAGTCAACCAAATCTGCAATCCACCTGGCACTTCACCAGTCTTAAGTTGCAAGCCTTCTTTCATTACTGTAAAGATTGCGCTATCACCCATGTAAGCACCAACTAGTACTGGCAAGCTAGCTTGACCAACTACTGTGCGTGTTGCGTCTTGCAAGAATGTAGTGAACATAACCATACAGCCATAAACACTTTCAATCTTACCTGTTGATAACAATTCGTTACCAAGAGCAGATAGATTAGAACCACCACTTTGTGATACTGCACCACCAGTTAACTCAGCCAACAAACGATTCAAACTAGAACCAACTTGTCCACCAGTGTAACCTGATTGTGTTTGTGCATCACCATTACTGTCCATAACGATGACTGGAGTGCCAGGCATACGAGCGACTTTAAAGTTCTGCTTGATTAAACGAATACAATCTAAAATGCTATTTGATGTGAAACCATCTGTCCATGTACCACTAGTGTTAGTAGCACCGATAACTTCCATAGCGCCTAATTGCAAGACACGTGCGAATCCGTCAGCTGGGGTTGCTGTATAATTCAAGTTACCTGGTGTTGCTTTGAAGCTTAAGAAAGCCGCTGTTACACGTTGGTCAACTTTTTCAGCGAAACTCTCACCAAGTTCAGCACCTAATGTAGCTGCCAATGTGAAGCTTGTTGTCCATCCGTAAAAGATATCGAACGCTGTTTGTGCAACTGCTGGAGTTGCTGTAATTGTACCTTGACCCAATGAAGGATTCTGTACAACCGCGTTACCTGTACCAAATGTACCACCAGTACCGTTAGCATTGTAATCTTGATAAGTGATTGGTGCGAAGTTAGGTACTAAGAATGTTTGACCTTGTGTAGGTGCAACCACGTTAGTGAAGTTAACTAGACCATTTGATTCGTGCATAGCACGTAATGCGAAATTTGAAATCGCTGTTGTAAAACCATCGCCCTCGTTATTTGGGCCGCCTAATACGTATGCCATAATTATTCCTTAAATTAAATTTTGTTGGCTCAGAGCACTTTACGACTTGAATTCGATACTGTTGCTGATACGCCTAGACCTTTTAATCCAACTCCCTTACCTAGTCCGTTTTTGTTAGCCCACGCATTGAATGCGGCTGGGTCACGGCTATAGTCAGGAACTGTTTCATCTAATGCACCAGTAAAACTACCTTGTCCAGGTCTTAAACCTGATCCAGAATTGGAATTGCTCTGTCTCAATAGCTTAGGATTACCCTGAGCTACTTCTTGTACCAATCCCTGGATTGTAAGTGGCATACCATCACTACCATAGCGTTCTTGACCCTTTTGATTAACAATAGCATATGTGCCATCGTCATTCCATTGAATATTGTTTTTAACTTTATTCAATGCATAATCAAGTAAGTCAGTATCGAACTTGTCGCCCATTGCTCGCTGAATGTCTCCATCTAAATCCTTCTCACGCAATCTTTGCTCTTTTACTGCTAGATCGTTTTGAAGTTTACTGAATTGTTCGTGCAAGTCATTGGTTGTAACACGTCCGGAACTCTGTTGAGTTTTTGGTTGTTCCACTGGCTGTGCGTTGCCACCGAGTTGTTGAGCACTAGTTCTAGCTACATAAGCAAGAGCATCTTCTACACTAGTAAAGTTCGTGCCACTAGCATTGCTAAGTGCAGTCAATAAACCTTGAGTAGTACTCTTACGAATGGCGCCAGGATTTACCTGCTCGTCGCTACCTTCTTGCCCTGAGGCTGACTGGTTTGCATTAGTCTGGCTGTCGTTGCCAACGAAAGATTTTTGATCCATTTAATTTTTTCCTTGATTTTACGTGATCACCGAGTTTGTATTGTATTTATTACAATTAGTTTTTAGACAGTTTTATCTGCCCGCAGTACCACCTAGCAATATTGCTGGTGCTACTTGATTTGTGTAGTATGTTACACCTACGTTTGTTACTGGAGTACCAGCACCACCTAGTATGCTAGTATTGTCTGATTCATTATTTTCGTTATCGTATTCAGCTTGTTCTTTACCTGATTCAGTTTCATCTTCACCATACATCTCATGTGTAGGTATCATCGATGGTTCTAAGTCTCTGCTCAATACTTCATCATTGTTTTCTTGCATCAATACTTTCAAATCACTATTTGGAATAGTATTGATGTAAACACTTTCGTATTCTGGTATGTCTTCTGCTGGACTTAACATAGCAATAATCTCTTTTGTGATTAATGCTTTAACAATCTCATTGTCACCGACCATTTCGTTAGCAGATTTAATCAATGCCATTCTGTAATTTGTATCGTGTGCTTCATAGTCAGTGTTGTAATGTACTTCGCCTGCCCAACGTTGATCCATAAAACGTGCGGCAAATGTGTAAATCATTTCTTCTGTAACTTCCATCAGTCTAGCTTTACTCTTTGCTAATCTGTGTAGTTGTTTGCGTTCTTCAATAATAGCAACGCCAGACGCAATTTGGTTCTTACTTGTGCGTAAGCCACCTAATCCAGTCAATGCTTCTATCTGTTCTAATATGTTATCTTGTGCTTTGATGATTACATCAACATCCCCTGTGTCAATTGGTATTGCTTCAATCTGACCTTCATTAGCACGAACAATGGCGCCTGCATGTACTGGAATACTAATGCCTTTATCAGCACGAATAATAGTATGTGCAAATTGTAATGCTGTGTATTTTTCACATTCTAATTTATAATATTCTTTTTGTGCGTCTGTTGCTGAGTCAATATCTGATACACCACATTCCATAGTTCTTGGATCTCTGCGACCATAAGCAATGAATACTGGCAAACTCATACCAGGTGGAAACGTACCGGTACCAATTAGTTCTGCTGGTTGATTTTCTTTACCAGGACCTTTTTGTACTTCATAGCTTTCCCAATATGATGGAGTTGTTGCATCGCCCAAGTGATAGCACTTGATGTAGTAACAATCTGTTTCTTCCATCTCTTTAATTTTAACATATTTGAGCAGTGGGCGACCACCATAGTAGTCAAACTCCCAGTCCCATACATCCAATGGGCTAATGGCACACACATAAGGTCTGCCAAGATTCCCTTCTGTTGCTTGGGGCATATCGACTGCGACCCAACAATGCCCAAATATACTTGTTAAATCTCCTACGCCTTCCATGAAACCATTCATTGAACGATTAGTTAAATCACAATCTAACTGAAACAAATCAATCCATTCGTTATTACGTGGGTCTATTGCTTTACCCTGTGGTGTACAAAATTGTAAATTACGTTTAATGCCTGGCTCAAACAATACATCATTAATTGTATCAACAATGTAACGACAGATAGGCTGTGCTACTGTGTTAGCTACTAGGTCAAGATAGAGTGTACTATCTTCACTAGGTCTTTTTTTGCGAACGGCTTGCTTAAAGCTGATGCCGCCTAAATATGCATACTGATATGATAACATCTGCAAATAGATGTTGTCATACACTGGATTGCGTTTTAATAAATCTCTGTTGTTTTTCATTGTTGTTGTTCTCTTTAAAGATTGGACGGCATTGTAATGTATTTATTCATAATGGATTAATCTTACACTTATCATTATGATATTTGCCTATTGCGTTTACTGCCATTGTTACGCCGCAACGATTGCATATTGCAGTTGGTCTTTTGATTCCTCTACGATCAATTTTTCCCCAATATTTGTGACGACCTTTAAGTATCATATCACGTGTGTTATCTTTTCGTGTGCCAATACTTAAGTGCTGAGGATTAACACACAATGGATTATCGCAACTATGCATAACAACTAAATGTTTTGGTATTTTTGTTTGTGTATGTTCTTCATAACTTACACGATGTGTTGTACGCATTTTATTATCATCACGCATCATGCCATAACCAATATTGTTTTTGCCACCTTGCCATATCCAGCAATCTGTTACTTCATTAATAACTATTCTACTTAATAATCTATCTAATAAGCTTACGCCACTTTTGCCTCTGCCTTTATTCATATTAACTCCAAACTTGATAATCTTCTTGTTGTTCACCATTCATAATTTCTTCCCATGTTGGTCCACCTGGATACAAAGGGCTATCTGGCATATGCTTTAAGCCAGGATTATTTTGTCTAGTCAAACGTGAATCCATACCAACGTATTCAGCAATACCGGAACTTTCATGTTCAATAGGGAATAGATAGTGAATGCCATAACGGATACAGTCACCTAAGCCGTCAATGTGTGCATACCTTTGTTCAGTGTATTTCACTAACTTTTTGCGTGTACCATCTTCAAAGTGATACGTTTGCATTGCTTCTAATAAAAACTTATCATCTGGTCTAACTACTAAACCACCACGATTTATGAATGCATTACTTGTATTGTCTGTATCACTAATGAGTGGATTACTCTTACGATTGTTAACGATTGTAAAGCCATATTTTTCTAAGATGATTCTGTCTGTTACACCAAACGCACTTGTGGTATCTCTATTGACTTGTGTACCACTCATGTCAATAATACTGTTGATTCTACGCTTAGGAAAATCTAATCTAATCGCTTCAGCAATACCTTCTGTACTACAGTCATTGATGGCATAACTTTTAAGTATTTCCATCTTACCATTTTGTGAACGTTGATTACTAATCTGTGCTACAACTGCACACATAACACGTTTGTTAAAGTCGTGAAACGTGTACACATCACCACCTCTATCAATTACTTCATTGCAATGTTTATGCCTATCGAACGTGTAAAAGAATTGGTCGGCAACACTTTCCCATTGACACATGTAATCTTGATTGAACTTGAGGGGACTGATGATGCGTTTTTGTTCTTCAATAAAGTTCTTATTACCACTACGCATTTGCAAATAATTGTAATGACGTACAATGTACTTCTCTGGATTTTGTAATGCAAGTTGAAACAAGTCGTGCAAAGGTCCTGTACCATTGGGCGTACTGATAACGATTAGTCTACCGGCAGTATCTGGTTGTCCCACTTTGGGGCGTAAGCGATTGGTAATCTCTTGTAATGTATCTTGTGTGTAAAGTGCGGCTTCGTCAGCTACCCATACGCCAACGTTTAAGCCACGTAAGTTTTCTCGTTGTTCAGCACTTTTACAGCGAATGAATGTACCATTAGGAAAACGTATTGTTAGTTCGCTGTTATTAATATCTTTGCCATCTACTAGACCAAAGTATTCTATGCAGGATTTTTTGAGTGGTTCCCATATCAGTGACTTAATCATTGCACCTGTTGGAGCTGAATAGATTATGTCTTTGCCTTTGTGAAACTGAGGGTCTGATGCGAATATTGGCAGTGCAATAGCAGCCAAGAATGTTTTTCCACTAC